CCCGTAGAAAAGGTGCCGTAGGAGGCAACAATAATTGCATCAGTTTCGGTCTCAGTAATAGAACGAATCTGTTCTCGATGTGCTGTATCTGTTCCACCATAAACAAAGAAAACTTTTCTAGAAGTTTCTGCTTTTTCTTTAATCATTTTATATAAAACATCACCATGTTTCTCTACGAATTGAAACAGAACTAGCGTGTTGCCTTTTTGTGTCACTGATAGATTACGAATGACGACATTTCGTTTGTGGTTCTTAACCAACCAGTCCATTTCTTCTTGATATGTATTATTTTTAACTGCCTTTTTAGTCTCATCAGTATAGTCTAGAAGGAGACAGGTGATTTTCAAATCAGCAAGATCTTTATTGTCCATCAGTTCTTTGGTGGTAATCACCCGATGAACCTTACCGAACAGACCCTCGAGAATCAATTTATGAGTCTTCGTTCCATCGAGAGTGCCAGTAGTTCCGAGGCGAAACTTAGTCTTGGTGCATTTGTTGAAGATTGATGTCAGCGACTTTGCCTTGAACAAGTGTGCTTCGTCGCCGTAGATAACATCAAAGTCGTCGAAAAACTTTTTCGGTAATTTGTAAATTGACTGCCATGTTGAGATAACGATGTTTGCTTGGTTCGACTTCTCAAAACCAGCGTAAATTTTAGAGCAGTTATTTGCAACATGCCATGTATCATCATTGTGAGAATAATCAGCGAAGTCGCCATACATCTGCTCGACCAGCGACGTTGTGGGAACAATGACCAACTGCTTGCGATTAAACTTCTGGTGATACCTCAAGAGTAGATAGATGATTAGCGATTTACCTGATGCGGTGGGAGAGAGCAGCAGAGTTCTGCCAATGCGAATCGCATACTTAACTGCATCGATTTGATATTCTCTCGCCTGAATTGGATTGCCTTGTGATGTAAGGTTCAGACTCTCAGCGAATTCTTCTAGGTACTCAATATCAACAGGATCGCCGATCGGATCCATTTTGACATCCATTTCATAGTCGGATCTTGCGGCAAACTCTCTCAGGTATGGAAGCAGACCAACGTAAAGTTCTTTGGTCCACATGTTAAACATTCGTGCTTTACCATCCCACATTTTTGCTTTATAGGTTGGCATGAATCTTGCGTCAGGAACGTCGAAAGTGAAGTAGTCGTTCAACTCGGAAGCAATCGAAGGATCGCTTTCGATATTCAAATAGACTTCATCTTTCTTGGTAACTGTTAAGTCAGGCACTACATTAATCCGTTAGTAAACTTTGTCCACTCGATGGCATTCTTGATTTCCCAACCACGACCATTTAATGAACGAATAATTTGCTCTAGTTGGTAGAGCATTGCTTTCATATACTCGACTTTATCGACGCAACGAATAATATCTTCGTCGCAATTAACAATATCTTCGACCTCATTCTTTAGAGGTTTTAATCCTTGAAACTGATGCCACCCAAGTTCTTCTAGTTCTTCGCGAGTCATCTCACCGCGATAGTATTTAAACTTGGTGCGGCGAAGACGCAAGTAATCGCCCTCGCATTTACGAAGTTGCAACTTGGTATTAGACAAGATGTTAAGATATTTTGCATGCAGTTCGGCGATTTGAATCGAAGATTTACCAAGATCTAGTTCGTTGACCTTAGCATCTTTTGTCCACATGTCTTGAATTTCAGATAGTTTCATACACCCTCACAATAAAATAATTTAATTATACTATAACTTTTGACAAAAGTCAAGGGATTTATACTGCCTCGATTGTATAATATCTATATTTAAAAGCAGCAACGCCCACAAGATACTCAACATTACCACCAGAAATGTCGAAGTCTAGTGCCTCGAGACTAATAGGAAATAGATCATAATAGGTAATCTTGACGTTTGGATTGTTATCAGAATCTAAAATAAAGAAGTCAGCGTCTGAGAAGTTGGCAACTGCACCAAGTCGTTTCTCTGGAACTGCTGGAAATCTGTATGACTGAGACTTATTCCAGTTGATATATTGTTCATGATTTTCTGGGAATGAAAGTCCAGTCAACCAATTATATAGTTCTACGTAATTTGCCATGTTTTCTTGGACGAGAAACCGAATGACAAGTTCGCCAAACTGTGGTTTCTCTCCTGGATTAAACAAGGCAGAAAGAGGAGTTTCGGTTGTTGTAAATCCAATACTGAACGATGGAATATTTGCTGCTTGACAGAAATATGATACGTTTGGTAGCGTGTGAATCTGGAACTTAAAACCATTTGGCTTCAGATAATCAAGATCGCTTGGTTGCGAGTTGCTCCAAGATCCTTCAGTGATGTTTGTTGTCGTAGATACTACCATTGATTCCTCCGTTACGTATATTTATAATGAAAAAGGGGGAAGCATTTCTGCTCCCCCCAGTTTCTGCAACCCTCTCTTCTGAGAAGAGGTATTGATTACATAAGGTTAGTAACCTTAACACGACGATAGTAGTGGTTACGGTTGGCGGTGAATGTATCAGCGTCAGTTGTACCGTTCGACTGCAGAACGAATGGGTTAGCAATCATACCGTAGCGAGTCTTGAAACCAATTTTAGGTTGGAAGGTGTCAGGATCGATTGCACGAACCATTTGTAGTGGAACGTATGGGCAATAGAAGATACCTGCGTCATAAGCATTCGCACCCTTATAACCAACAACGTAGAACTGCGATGCAGCGCCAGCATTTGCTGAGTAAGGATCAACGTATACTTTGTAACGACCGTTAAGAATACCAGCAAAAGTATTGCCTGTATCGTCAACATTCAGAGTTGGTGAACCAGAAAGTGCAGCACCAGTATCAAGCATACCTGCCATTGCAAGAGCAGCAGCAACGTCTGACGAACAGATGATGAAGTTACCTTTACCGCGACGAGTATCTTGAGCAATAACGTTCGCATCGCGTTCGATATTGAACAGAAGACCCTTGAAGCGTTCTACTGACCAACGACCGTTTGAGTCAACGTCAAGATCGAAAGTACCAGCAGTTGCTGTCGAAGCAGCACCTGGCTTAGCAACTTTGTAGATCGTACGGATAACTTCGCGGTTGATTTCAGAAAGAATTTCTTGCGAAAGGATGTTCGAAAGTTCTGACTCAGCGTCAAGACCGTGAATTGCCTTGAGATCCTGTGCCAATTCAACAGTATATTCTGCCTTCAGTGCACGAGTCTTAGCAGTAACGGTTGTCTTCTCGATTGAGAATGCCATTTCGTTGAAAGCAGTTCCACCTGATTCGCCAAGTGCTTCACCAGTAGCAGTAGTAACACCAGTACCTGTGGTATAAGCGCCATCAACTGGGTTTGAACCAGCATGGGTTCCTGTACCAGAGAAGTCTGTGTCTGCTTCGTTGAAGAGTGCTTCCGTACCCGACTGGGTGCTGTAGGCCGACTTCATTGCGAAGATAAGACCAACTGGTCCAGTCATTGGTTGAACACCAGCAACGTCATATGCCATCAAGTTTGGCAACGCACGACGAACGAGCGAGATGAGGATAGGATCGTAGTTATCGATATTAGCACCAGTTGCGTTTGCAGGAGTTTCGAACAACGCAGTCTTTTCTTCTTGAAGAGCCTTTTGTTGGTTTTCGAGAACGACAGCAGTAACTGCACGCTTGTAGGAATCCTTAATTTGTCCCATGCCTTCATGGTTTAGGACAGGTTCCCACTTCTTTTGTAGAGATTCTGAAAGAAACATTTTTTTCTCCTTGTAGGGTTTTTTATTTCAACTTATTATTTATATTAATTTAGATTTGAGACGACATTCTGTCTAGTGCCTTTGAGTACTTCTCCATAAGCGGAGATGCACTGTAGTCAGTCGACTCACCAAGACTGTCAGTCATCTTTTCTTCCGTGGTAGGTTGTGCTTTAGGGAAATAATTTTCTCTAATGACATTCAACTTTTCTTCGAAAATTTCTGCGTTCTCGAATTCTACATCAGCAACAATACTTGCAAACTTCTCAGCGTCGGTTTTTGCGAGGTCTTCGGTAACCGCGATAAGTACGCTTTCTCTTTGAAGTTTAGTATTTTCCGCATGCAGTTCTACATTTGCAGTCATAGTTTGGTCCACACGAGATTGAAGTTCTTCAATCTCGACTTGCATTTCACCAAGCACATCATATTTCTCTTCAGGAACCTCAATATAGTGTTCCGAAAACAGATTCTTAAGTCCTGAAATAAACGATTCAGTGATGTCTGAACGGAGACCGTTCTCAACAGCGAGTTCGTTTTCAGCAATATACTGTTCAGCAACATAAGTTAGGTAAGAATCGACTTTCTCAACAAGTTCGCTCTTGAATTCTTCCATAAGGTCAGAAGCTTCTTCGATAAGTGCTTCTTCAAGCGCCGTTATCTTAACATTGACAGACGCAGAAACCATTGCTTCGAACAGCGATGCTGCCTTGCCACGGAATTCTTCTGACAGATTTTCGTTACCATCAAAGAGGGTTGCGAGTTCTGCTGAAAAATCTTCTTCAAGATCTTCACCATCTTCATCTTCGCTATCATCATCGTCTTCGATCAGATCATCATCTTCTGGTTCAAACTCTTCTTGATGAACGTTGCCCTTAGATGACGATTGATTAACAACCGATGCTGGGTCAGCAACAGTTTTAAAGTTTGGGGCATCACCTGGACCAGATGCAGATCCTGAAGACGAAGAAGTATCCTTGGCGTTTACGGCAACCTTTGCGCCCTGATTTTCGTCAGCATCACCATCACGGTCTTGGTGTGGTGCATCTGCCGAAGAACCTTGACGTGGTTGAGTTTGGTCGCCCGATGTATTTGACTTAGATGCCTTTGAGGTATCTTTACCGTTTGAGGCACCCATCTTTTCTGAGGAAGATGTGACCGAATTACCTTGCTTTGGTGCGGTCATATCACCGTCAGAAGCTTCAGTAATCGCTTGCTTTCCAGCAAGCAACTCTCTGATTTTTCTTTCTACAGTCATGTTTTTCTCCTAATTTTCGGAACTTAGTCTTTTATTTATAAAAAAGAAACTTTAAATCTTTGCAAGTCTATTGAGGAAATTCTCAAAAACTACCATTTTTGCTTCTTCGAGTTGCTTTTTGCTTGCCTTCTTGATGACCTTTTTCGCCATGTCATTTGTTTGTTCGGTCCATAGACCGTTAACAATCACCCATTCTTTATTTTCCATAATCCCTCTTACGAAAGCATCAGGAGCAGAAGGATCCGCAACAATATCTGCTGCGGTTGCAAGATGGAAATCGTCTTGAACGATCTGGACTCCATCTCTATTCTCTTTCAGAGTACCAAGTCCTCTTGAAGAAACACCAAGTTGACCACCTGATTCAATCAGACCACGAGCAATATTTCCCATGGGAGTATCAGTGATCTTCGCCTTACCCATCCAGTTATCGCCATCTCTATAGAGTTCGGTAACGATATGAGATACACGGTCAAGGTTGATTGACGGACCATCTGGGTGACCAAGTTCGCCGAATGCTCTCTTGTTCTCCACTGCTTCCGTCATATAACGCTGAACTTCTTTTTCCATAATCTCAGCAGGATACATACGCCCATTGCGATTCTTGAGATTTGATTGTAAGAAAACACCTTCAATGAAGAGGGATTTCTTGCCGTCTTTTTCTTCAGTGATATAACGAACGTTGTCGTTTACTTCAGTAATTAATTTCATTATCCTAGATCTCCTTGGTTCTGATGTTGTTGCGAACCATATCCAGAAACCTTAGCAAGTTCTAATACTACTGAACCAGTACCTGACGAGAAATCTACAACGATGTCTGAACCGTTTTCTTCGTTATCAGACCAACCCATGAATTCCATCTTACCACTACCCGACAAATAATATAGAACTGTGCTATTACGGGTAATTGTTGCTGTAGTGTCTACTGCCAGTGCCCAATGCAAAGTACGAATGTTCGCCTTTGGTGAAGATTGAGTTTCTGAAGTTTTCTTCAGATCGGTGGCAAGCGCGATGGTAGCGGATCCCGTGCCACGCACTTTCACCACACCATGAACCTGTGTTAGTTTTAGAACCGCCTTAGTTGCCATCTAATATTCCTTACTGGTATCTTGCTTTTTTCTGATTACGAAGGATCTTAAAATCGTGACCGTCAACCTTACCATTCTTATTGGCATCAATCTTATGTTGATTGCCCTTTAGTTCTTCAGACTTTAACGCATCTTGCATTTGTTGCTTTGTTCTTCTATGTTTTCTTTTAAAATCTGCATGTGACAATGATTCCATGTCCATCGCCAGATCTTTCATACGACCTTCTTCTAGATCGACTTCTTCTTTACGCATAGAAGAACGATTCTTGCCAACAGTTGCACTCATAGTGTCTGTTTTTGCTGAATTTCTAGCATTGTTAAAATGATTGCTTTCTGAATCTTGATCATTTTTGGCAGCAGCATTCTTGGCTTTTTCTAGATGACCCATAACAGTGGCACCATGGACCTTGACAATTGCTTTCTTGACCGCAGCAGCTTTCTTAGGTTCTGGTTTATCTCCCGCACCAAGAGCATGATCTGCATATTTGTTATACAAAGTGCGAATGGATAGATCACCTTCGCCTAGCATAATTGATTCGAATAAATCGAAATCGAATTCTTCAGACATCTTAACTTCGCCACGGCGACGCTTTAATGCCATTGTAACTCCAGCGCCACGCTTCTTCAAAGTCTTTGTGTCTTGACCATCTTTAGACCAGTCGCCGCCACCAACCTTCATTTTATCAGCAATCGGTTTGCCTTGTGCGATAGCCTTGTTGTAATAGGTGCGCACAGTTTCTCTGCTAAGTTCGTCAAGACCTTCAACCCCTTCATGGATATGAATTTCGTGCGTGCGACCAACACCTCTGACTATTTTGCCTTTAACTTTCCAGTGAAGACCGTCAATTTTTTGTTTGTGATTATCGAGGTCATCTCTTGAATGACCCCACTCACCACCAGCGTCTCTTAAATGTGCACTAACCGCCCAATGTGAATGCGTTGTTTCAAGACCCGAATAATGTCCATGTTTCCCATGACGATTTTTCGTTACTTCTTTAGTGTGAATCGTTGCTGAACCATCAGGGTGATATGTTGCTTTAGACACACCCCTCCACCCCTTTGCTGCTTTTTTTGCAGCTTGGTGTGCTTTAGAGTTCGAATCAAAGTTTTCATTCGCTTCGTCGAGATCTTCGAATTCTTCATTATATAAATGGCGAGGTTCTTGGTAATTAATCACATGATGTGTATGAGTTTTTCCCTCATGTTCAACTTTCTCATGAGATTCTTCTTCTCCGCCAGAATTTACGATTGCAGTAACTTCATGGTGATGTAAATGGGGGTTTTCTTTACTGATCTTACGATGAAGACCCTTATCAGAATAATCACCCAACTCTTTGTGCTGTGGTACTTTTACGGTATACTCTTTTTTACCAACATATCCACCATACTCTAAATGGGTTGGACCCTCGGATAAATACAGAGTTTTATTGATCTGTTCGATTAATTCTTTATACGTCTTCATCGGTTTCCCCTTCTGTTTCTGTTTCATCGCTCGAATTAAAAACAGCGGTTGCCATTTCTTCTTGACGAGCAGAAAGAATATCTGCAAGTTTTAAATCTAACGCAGCGTTGAAATCATCGCCTGCATCGGTCATATTACCCATTTCAATGTTATTTATTAAACTTTTAATTACCTCAGTATTGTCCATTATTATTGTCCTTCATCTGGTGGTGGTTGAACTCCAGGTTCTAATTGAACTGGGTCTGCCGAATTATCTAATTCAATTTGTGCAATATCGTCATCTGTCAGTTTAAGAATATTCTTTTGGATATATACTTTACTGTATAACGTACCGATATAATTTGCTACCCCATTAAGAATCTCAACACGAGATTGTATAATTTGCTGCTCTTTAGATTCAGTATAATATGCATCAGTAGCATATTTGTATTCAATATTGTTTCTGATCAGATTCCAGTCTGCTTCAGTAATAATACCTTTGATAATTAACTGAGTCTTAAGAAGATCATCGAACAGAAGAGAGAAACGACGACGAAGTTTAGCAATAAACTTAGTAAACTTCCACTCATCACGGTTAATTTCAGCAGCACGACCGAAGTTTAATCCAGACTGCTGTTGCATTCTTGAAATTGGAACGTTCAATGCTTGAAATAGTTTCTTCTGGAAGTAATCAATGTCTCCGATTTCACCGAGACTCTGACCACCTGGAAGAGTTTCAATCTGAGTACCACGTCCACCTTCGCGGCGAGGCAACCAGAAGTCTTCTAGCATTGACATAAACTTTTTGTCATCGCGAATCTCTCCAGTGTTACCATCATATACCAGTTTATTTCTATACTGATTCATAATGCCTTGGAGATATTGTTCCGCTTTAATCTTTGGGAGATTACCGACGTCAACATAGAATACGCGACGTTCTGGTGCTCTCGAAATTCTATAGATTACTGCAGCGTTTTCCATCATGCGCAACTGATTGGCGGGACGGATCGCTTTATGCAGATACGACAATGGAATGTTCTTATCCTGATCACTCAGACCAGAAGGAACATAGCAAATCGCATCTCTAGTAACCTTCATTGTTGCAGCAGATCCAGGAGAAGCAGTATGCGCTTTATCTAGAACAATGCCACGTTCATTATACACAAAGTATTCTTCGATCTTCTTGATGAACTCAACACCTGATTTTTCATCTTTTTCTTTAAAGATCTCACGGACTTTTTTAATCTTACGAGGATCGATAAAGCGAACATCGGTAATACCATTTTTAGGTTTTGCCGTATCAATTACTTTGTGGAAATAAATTCTACCATCAATATACCAACGACGATAATAGTCTTGTGCTCTCAGATTAAACTCTAATAGATCCAGAATTGTTTCGAACTCTTGTTCAATCTTTTTCTTAATTGGATCAGATAGTTTGACATTATCAAGATTAATTTCTACAGGACGCTCATCGTCAAGGTTTGAAATAGAATCATTCACGATATCATCAATGGCAGAATCGACATCTGCCATAAAGGCAATGTCGCGATACTTTTTAATAAGTTCTGCCTCGGTGTTGGCAGTTCCTTCTAAGTCAAGATAGGTGCCAAAATAACCACCTGCCTTAATGACATCAGAACCTCCATCGTCCGTCGGCGGCACAAACGATTTTTCCGTCGGTGCCGCCTTAGATTTTTCAACTTTATAACCAAAAATTTCCATAATTCAATTTTACTTTATATTATTACGCAACAGTTTCACCAGGACGTTCACCAGCAAAGGTGGTGTAGTACTGATACTGGAATGTTACTGTGAACTCTTCGACAACATCGTTCTGACCATATTGCAGAGCAATTTCTGACATATTGATCGGGAATGCATCCACCAGTATGTATGTTTGAAGAGTTTTATCATTGCGATCAAGATGCGCAACTGTAATTTGTGCTTGGTAATCGCGTGGTGTAGTATTACCTGTGTTAAATTCTAAATTATTCATCAAATTCATCCATCTTTCGATTGGACGACGAAGTGAAAATTCTGTATCGTTTACAATGGTAATTGTAAATGGGTCGAAGATACGCTCACCAGCGAGTTTAACTTCGCGACCACGATACTGAAGTAGAGTTGGGTTTACGTTAGATGCGGGAAGTGAAGCACCAGTAACCAAAATAGTCTTTTCTCCAACACCACCAATTAGTGATGGGAAACCAAGTGTTACTTGGAATTGATTTGGTCTTGCACCGCCAGCACCCAGAAACCCCTTAAATCTTGAAATATCCATATTAGATTCTCCTAATCTTTTTCTTATTTATAGGGTTATGCGCCGACTTCTTCAAACGAAATCGAAGTTCTCGTAGCGATGAAATTCAATTTGACGAAGTTAATCGATTTTGCTGGTTTGATAAAGATGTCAGCAACGAATTCGTTACGGTCAACTACTTCGCCAGTGTTATTCGTTTCGTCGCAAACCACACGGAAGTCAAAGATACCACGACGACCGCGAACATCGCGGAGGAATGGTTCTACAATCGACTTGAACTGAGCGCGAGTGAACACGTCATTGAATTCGAACAACTGGAATTTAGCAGCAGTCGAAATTGCTTTTTCAAGAACGATAAACAGACGACGAACATTGATACGATCAAACGCTGATGGTTTCGCAATAAGTGTCTTGTCACCATAGAGAACAATACCATTTCCTGGAAGATTAGCAACAGGGTTGATACCATTCTTATAAAGTTCGTCACGCTCTGCTTGGTTTGGAGTCCAAAGAAGTTTAACAACGTTCTTAATCGCACCACGAGTTAGACCAGCAGGTGAGAACCAAGGATCATTGGTATTGTCAGTACGAGCACAAAGACCAGCGATGTCAGGGTTCAAAGGAACGTTGACATATACGTCATTGTAACGATCGTATTGACGCTTCCAACCCGAGTCGGCAACAACATATGAACTAAAACGATTTAGATCTGTTTTAAAGTAATCAACGACATCTGTGATCTCGTCGCCTGCATTGTTCTTAACATCAGCAAGAGCAGGGGAAACAAACGTAACGCAATCTTGGCGACCAAGTGAAAGTGTATCAATCGCATACTGTTGAACAGCAGCAACATGACCACCAGTAATTACCAGAGAGATATCTACTTGTTCTTTATCAACAAACAGTGCATATCCAGCAGTAAGATTGCCAGTTGCAGGAGTAGCATCAACACCACCCACGAAGGTGGACGTATGCTCACCTGTAGCAGTAATAAAGTGATAAGCGCCAGCACTGGCAGCAGATCCCCAACCTTTTGCTGCACCAGCATTGTCTGGATGTTTTAACCACCAAGCATACCTTGACTGGGCATTGATTACATTTTTATAATAGATTGATCCGCCATCACTACCTTTTGCATCAGAAGCAACTGATAAGTTTGCGAACTTCTCAAGAACTGTTCCTGCAGTTCCAGTAAACTTTCCAAGACCGTCGACTACAATTACGTGAACTTCATCTAATGATGCGCCCAGAGCAGCAGCATAAGTAGAAGTTGCTGGGGCTCCAGCAAATCCCGAAGCATAATCCCATGTATCAAATCCTGTTGAGTCACAGAGTGAAACAATGAGACCGTTGCCTTTTGACCCAGGATATTTTGCAGCATAATGTGCAGTTTGAGAACCATCACTGAAACTGTTTTCATAGACGTCTTCGTTTGGAATATAAAGTGCATGACCCGCAGCGCCAGTAGCGTTTCTTGCTGCTGTTCCACATGCGCGAACGAGTTTGAGGTTGTTGGTATATGCGAGGTAGTTTGCAGCAGAATAGAAGTCTACTACATTGGTTGAGGTTGGTCCACCAAACTTGAGTACAAGTTCGTTCTCGGATGCAACAGTAACGATTTCTTCCGCTGGTCCCCAATTGAAATTACCTACAAATGCGCCAACAGAAGTCGAAACTGCTGGGACAACATTAGTAAGGTCTTGTTCTGTAACTAGGACTCCAGGCGATAACTGAAAAGCCATGTTTTTATTCTCCTTGTGTTAAAATGATCAGTTTCATCTTGTTTCTTATTTATAACTCGTGTATTTTGTGTTATCGATACGTCGTATCGACTTTCCAATAATCACCCCCAGCAATAAACGCTTCTTCTTCTCGTCCACTAACAATAATACCAAAGGGAGTAAGTTCTTCTTCAATTTGTCTCATTTGGGTGTCATATAATTTTTCACGAATATCTATATCAGTCAAGTCTTTAAAATAAGTATTTGTGGTTAACCATCCGAACAGTACTAGACACATTGCTAAGTCGTCATGATAACCTTCGTCTGCTTGATACGATCCTGCTTTTTCAATAAACGTTGACAATTCACTGATGGTATCAGCATCAAAAATTTGTAGTTTCATTTCTTCTAATAACGACTTAAACGTAAAACAACCCTGTCGTTTGACCTGCTTTGACATTTTGACACCAAAGGTTGTCGTTCTGCCAAATCCAGGAGACAAGTATTGTTTGTTCGCATCTCGAGCAGTGGTAAGAATATTATCATATTCTAAGTCGCTGTGTAAAATATCAGCGACTTGCTGCCCAATATCATTAACTTCAATCAATACGTGTGCGGAATTATAATCTCTCGCTACTTTATTTATAATATTAGGAAACAGCAGCGGAGCAATCTTATTATCACGATACTTCGCTACCATTTTATACGGAACAGTAGTAACGTCGATTACCACTGCAGTGGAGTAGTCTCCCCCAATACCTCTAGCAGTATCAACCGTCATTGCATATGCTCGGTCTGGCATAGGTTCTTCGAAGATATCCAGTCCATCCTTGGTATAGACTGGATCAATAGAACTCATATTAGCGAGAGTTTTGGAGTTAATAAGTGTATTGCTCGAACCGAGGAAGTTACACATAACTTCTTGATTGAATTTCAATTCACCAAGTAGTCTTAGTTGTTCTTCTGCCCATGCGTCATCGCGTCCTGGAATTTCAGTGTATGGAATGAACATAGGCACAAAACCATTTGCACCTTTTTCTGCTTCGTTCCAGAATTTCCAGAAGTGGTTATATCCCAGAGGTGTTGAGGTCAGAAGGATCTTAGTCGTTTGACCAGCAGAAATTGTAGGATAAACTGAAGCGAAGAACTGCTCAGCAACTGTGTTTGGAATAATTGCCGCTTCGTCGATATACAACCAGTTAACAGACTTACCACGAATACCACTGGTAGTTGTCGCGGAGGTAAATACTTTCGATCCGTTTTCTAATTCAATGTCACCCTTGTTCCAAGTCTTTACACCTTGTTGCATCCAGAGCGGCAAGTTTTCATACATGCCTTGATAACGAGACATAACTTCTCTGGCAGCAGAGGTTTTGTTTGCCATTATAGCAACAGTTTTGGATTCTTGGAAAAGTGTATACCAGAGGATACACGCAGCGGAAGTAATAGTCTTACCTTGCTGACGACCCTCCATAAGAATCGCTTTACGATTGTCCAGAATATGAGCGACTTTGCGCTTCTGGCAATCATAGAGTTTGAATAACTGAAGACCGTGATCGAGAGTAACGATTTGACAATAGTTCTCAATAAAGTAAATAGGATCCTCTTGGCACAACTCGAGTTCGGCCAATTGCTCCATTGTAAAACTATGTTTGTGCCCGATCGGTTTTAAATTAATATTACCGTGGTATGAGGATTCTTCTTCATTCATGGTCAATTATTTTTGCCTTCTCTGCCTTTAATGCTTTCAAAAGATCTGATGTGGATCCAGCAAAGACAATATTATTCTGGGTCTCGATATTACCCTTTGACGGTTGCTCTTCGCGCAATTTCTTTTTCCTTGCCTGAAGATCTAATAGATCTTTGGCAGTGTCGCCTGTGGTTTTAATCAACTGCCCAACAACTTCATAGGCACGAGGACTGTCGCTGGCAAGAGCAACACCTAGCATTCCATCGAGTGCTTGTTGACTTTTGTCGATAAGAGTATTAAGTTTCCGACGAGCAATTTGATAATCGTCTTCGATATCGTCACCCGTGGGTATGTACGCAACGGGAACTTGAATTGGTTGAGCAGGTGGGATGACTACTGCGGTAGATATTGGCGCAGACTGAGTCCCAAAAATCTCATCTAGTTTTTCATAGTTATTCGAAGAACTCATCAAATGTCTCCACATAGTCCCACGCACCAATTTCTGGTGTTACGTCGGAAGGTGTTGTTGTCACTGTATATCTTTGTCCATTGTTGATATCAACCGTATCATTTGCGTAGGTATTTGCAATTGCAGTTCTAATGATACCTTGTAGTTCGACTGGTCCATAGAAATTCAATCCAAGTTTGAAATTCAAAGTCCAGATAACTGACTGTCTCTGAGTATAATCGCCTTCGTATTGATCTTCATAATCGATTCCCTCCATCGTTATTTGCAAGTCGCGCTTAATACCCATCTCGGGAACATCATTAATTGTAACACAAAAATCTGGATTGAAGAATGGTAGAATCTGTTCAATAATTTGCAATCCATCATCTTGGTTCTTTGCGAAAACGTAAAGAGAAATCGACATGTCATATGGAGTGCTTGTAAACTGACTGCGCAACTTATTTGTATCGTCGCCTGAACCTACTGCAATGTTTTTTGTCAGCACGTTAATCTTACGAGTTGGATTGTAATTGAGTCCAGTGATTTCAAACCCAATTCTTGGTAGTGTAATTGCTGTGCTTGCTGGATCGGTTGTAGGAATCGAGGCAATACGAGCAAGAAATTTCTGCTTAGTTGAATATGCCAGCGGAACACGCAGACTCTGCACATATTCTCCTTCAGAGTTTTTGCGCTGGACAACAATGTTGTTGAAGATGGTACCAAAGGCAATAATCGCTTTACGAATATGCGAGTGATAGAAAAATTTACCTGCGAACATTAGTTCCTCACCAACACTTCACCGAATGGATTGATAGACGTAAAGTCTATAATTCCATCTGCGTATGCAATATCATCAAAGTCTTCATTGTTTGCCAGTGGATCAATTTCGGATATAGAATATCCTGCCAAGATCAGAGAATCACCAGAGTCTAACAATAGATTTCCACTACCTTCTAGCAAGAACTGGTATGCATACTGATCTTCTGACTTATCATCGATAACATCGATTTCTGCATTCCCAGTAATAAATCTCTCAGAACTATATTCAAAGACTTCACACTTCAGTTTGAATATGTTAATCTTACCGAGTTGATAGAACGGATTAAGAAAGTCAACATACTTAATTTCAAAGAACGTCTTGGTCTTTGGAAAATAAAGAATATCGCCTTCTGATGGTCTTGTTTCCAGTTGCAGATCGTCAGCGTTATTCGCTACAGATTCTTCCCAGCGTCTCTTAGAAACTACGAAGGTTGCTGATGCTCTAAACTCAAACCCGAACTTAGTGAACAGATCGCCTTCGCCCTCAAAACCTTCTACGTTCTCTAGATACATTTCCAGAGGATAGAATTGACTGAAGTATGATAGAGGATCTTCGCCGAAAATTGGATCTTGGTTAGCAATAGTTCTTGGAAGATAGTAAACGTCGTGTCCATAAATCTTAAGACTTTCAATGACAAGATCCTCCACCAAACGCTGTTCGTTTGTTGTTCCCGAGGTATTGCCAGATTGAAAGTAAAAATTCGTTGGCATCTCTTATCCTGTATAAAAATCGACAGGGAGTTCCGACTTCAATTGCATTTCAGATTCGATTTGTTTAATCTCATCGACTGCTTCATCATAAACTTGTTGACCATTAAGAGTAACACCACCTGGAAGTTGGATTCCTCCAAACTTCTTCATGTTCTCACCCCATTGACGTTTGATCAATGCAGTGGTATACATCTTTAAGAACATGTCGTTATAGACTTTAGTATATTCTGTTGGATCTAAAATGCGATAGCATTCAACAATAATGTAATCACCGACTTGGAAAGTTTCGCTCCAATTTACATCGATGTAAAGTTTATCTGTTTTTCTGTTAAACCTAATCGAACGCATTCCAGGAAAAATCTGGTCATACATTTGCAAAGTTGTTTTAACTTGTGCGTAATAGATAAGGTCTGCTGCCAAAAGATTATACATGTCGTTAAGTCTAAACTGATAGACCAAGTTGAACATGTTATTTGGATTTTCCATACCATCGCTCGGAGCATTAAAATTGAACATCTTGATGATACCAATTACTGCGTCTGGAATGGGAATATACTGGTTATCTAAATCCCCAGCAGTATAAAACAGAGAAGATGCAAGCGTACGAGTAAATCCAGAAATCTCTCCAGTTACGTTTTCACTTGCTTGGAATACACCAGATGTCGCACCAACTGTAGCAGTTGTGCCACTTAATGAAACTAAAGTACAAGATGCACCTGATGTTCCACCAACGAGTTTTTCGCCGAGATTAAATGACGGGGAACTTAGTCCGCTGAATTTAAGAGTGTTGCCTGTAATTTGGTGCTTCAGATAAGTTCTCTCGACACCATCGAAATGATATTCTTGAAAATACTGCAATGCATCATCAACGCGATCAGAAACCTGATCTTCGTCTACGTTGATTTCAATTACTGGGAACCCTAGTCTGCGGAGACAGTAATCTATTAATGTTTGTCTCGTAGAAATCGTCATATCATGTCCTCTTTAGGACTATTTATAATTACCAAGAAGAGAGCGCAATTCTTTTCCAAGTATCGGTTGCAACACAGATGTAGAGATAATTGGTATCAATTGCAATAGTATTTACTATTCCAGTTGATGTGGATGAAGCAGGCACACCGACAGATTCAACGTACATGCTAATATCACCAAGACTTTTTGATGCAGAAGATTCAGTCTCCACACCACCTAAATTTAACGTGGTATCCACATTTTGTGTAATTAAACCAAAATCTTGGTTTGATGAGAGATAATAATCGTCTGGTAAATTGCTACCAATTTCTATAATACTACCATCAGTTTTTTTCGAGTATAATATTCCATCTGCTAAATTTACTGCAAGTTCTCCCACTGCAATATCACCCACAGAAGGTATTGCATTGGCAGTTTCACTTCTTTTGATTTGAACAATTGTTCCCATTAGTTAAGCAGAGTCCCAGCGGAATCAAAAATTGCAACACGGGCGATAGAATACCACTGTGTAGATGATGATGCCATTATTTCAATTGAACCATTTGCTGCGACCTGAATTGCTGCGTTTGCTGATAATGCGTCGATTGTTCCGCCAGTTGCTGGATAGATGCTAAGAGTGTTTGCACCCTTGTTAACAATTACAATTCTACGTCCTGCAGTGGCAGTTGGGAGTCTAACTCCAGTAGATGCAGCAACTGTAGTAACTACGTTATAATCTACAGTTAAAGCAGTAGCACCCGCTTGAGTCGAACCAGCAGCGGAAACTGCATTATTATTATCTACAACCGCACCATTCAGTGCTGGTGTCGTTAATGTTTTATTGGTTAGAGTCTGGGTTGCGGTAGTGCCAACAACTGGAATGTAGTTAGTTCCGTCTACTGTATATTCCCAAACATCGGTAGTTTCATTCCATTGAAGAGCAACGTTAGTGGAAGTACCACGTTCTACTTCGATACCAGCATTTTGTGAAGGAGTTCCTGCTTCATTACTATTTAAAGTAATAACATTATCAGCAAGATTGATTGTTTCGGTATTAACAGTAGTGGTGGTTCCAGAAACCGTGAGATCGCCAGCAACAGTTAGAGCATTATTAACAGTAGTTGTGCCAGTGGCCGCACCGATAGAAAGAGTAGTTGCCGCACCAGCAAAGTTTACTGTAGTCGCTGTAGTATTAACTAGTGCAAAGGTTGTGCTTGGGGTAGTTAATGATGTTGTAATTGCAGGACTTGTGCCAAATACCAACGCACCTGAACCAGTTTCATCACTGATTACACCAAGAAGTTCTGAAGAAGAAGTCGCAGCGAAAGCACTTAGTTTATCTGCAGTATAAGCAACTGTACCACCAGCACCAAACGCAACAGAAGAAGCATCAGTACCAGTGAGCGTTAATGTATTACTTGCGGTTAATGTTTTTCCATCAGCAACAGTTAAAGTTGACCCAGTTGCAGGAGCTGTAAATGTTACTTTGTTAATTGTAGTAGCACTTGCTACACCAAGAGTTGGCGTTACAAACGTTGGACTTGTGGTAAACGCAACCGTATTACTACCACTTTCGTCAGTAAGGGCAGATGCAAGGTTAGCACTAGAGGGTGTTGCTAAAAACGTTGCTACACCAGTACCAAGTCCAGAAACACCAGTCGAGATCGGAAGACCTGTGCAACTTGTTAGTGTTCCAGATGCTGGAGTACCAAGAGCAGGTGTTGTTAATGTTGGACTGGTAAGTGTTTTGTTAGTTAGAGTCTGAGTCGCTGCCAGAGATACAATTTCGAATCCTCCTGCAGCCACACCGTCGTGAACTACTATAGTGTCTTTTGTTGTATTTACGGTAACTTCGCCCTCGGCACCAGTAAAGGTTGAGTGCTGGACCGTAGTTCCTCTTCTAAGTTGTAAAATTGTTGCCATTTGTATCTCCTAGTCCACCCTATTTAGGCAGTATATGTTCCACCATCAAGAATGGCCCCGTCTTTTATGTTTGCTAGAGTGGTTTTCAACAACTCATGTCCACCAGCAGTGGAACCGTCATGCACTCTTATCGAATTGTTTGTTGTGTCTACGGTAATTTCTGCAGCAGATCCAGTAAAGGATTGGTGCTGTACTGCAGTACCTCTTCTTAATTTGACTCTTGCTGCCATTATGCGATGCTCCCATAATCAACTGCATTATATGCTGCTACTTCATCAGTAATCAATCCATAGTCAAGATCGGTTATTTGATTGAGGCGAACAATTGCTGTTCCAGGAGTTGTGGTTGTGTCTACATCGAAATCGCTGAATGCAGTATCAGAAAATGCAATTGTGCCCACCGAAGTAGTTCCAGCGCCACCATCAACTCCAACACCACCGATAGAAACGATGGTTCCGTCTGTTTTCTTAGAGAATATCTTTTTGTCTGTTAAGTTTAGAGCTAGTTCGCCTATCGCAAGTTGACCCGATGTGGGTATTGCGCTGGCGGTTTCACTTCTTTTTATTTGTACTATTGTCGACATCTAAATCCTCTTCCCCGATAGAATACTCCTCAGAAGTGCCAAACGTCAGACCACCGTCAAGATCAACATAACTACCATCAGGTTTTGGTTGGTTTGCTTGGTGTTCTAGAATTTGATTTTTCTGGGTAAGATCTGCTACCGCTTCATTTGCCATGGTAAGTTGCGTACTCAGCATGATATTATCAAGTGTTAATGCCTTCAGTCGTTCTGCAAGATTTGCAATATACGAGTTAATAAATTTTGTTTGATCCATTATCTATCTCCACAAAGTTGGGGTGGGATTGTCCCACCCCATTCTTATCTATTTATTAGTATGTTCCACCGTCGATATTGCCGAACGAAGGAGCAGCGCCTGAACCACCAGATAGAAGAACTTGATCCGCAGTTCCCGCAGCGGTAACTCCGAGTGCAGAAGTACCATTACCGAACATAACACCGTTAGCAGTAAACGTTGCCGCACCAGTACCACCGTTTGGAACGCTGATTGCCGAAGCAAGCGAAGAAATAGTTCCGCCTTCAAGGTTAGCAACAAGAGTAGCAATGGTGTAACCAGTTGCCGCTGTGTTAACAGTTGTGGTTGGAGCAGATTGCGAATCCTTAAAGAGTCTCCACTTACCGTCTGTAGCATCGCGGAAGATACCTGAGTAAAGGTCTTGTGTACCACTGGTATCATACATACCGAACAGACCGATGTCAACTGCGTCAGTTGCGTTATTGTCGTTACCAACAAATACGAGTGGATCGGTAACAGTCAGAGTTGTCGAGTTAACAGTAGTTGTTGTTCCCGAAACTGTAAGGTTACCAGCAACTGTTACGTTAGCACCCGAAAGTGATAGAGCAGTTGTTCCGCCTGACGACTTGATATCATTTCCAGTAACTGTTAGGTCACCAGCAACTGCAACATCCGCACCGTCAAGTGTAAGAGCAGTAGCAGTAGATGACTTGATGTCATTACCAGTTACAGTAAGATCGCCAGCAACAGCAACGTTTGCAGCATCAAGTGTAATAGCAGTAGCAGAAGATGACTTAATGTCATTACCAGTAACTGTTAAGTCGCCAGCAACGGCGACATCTGCACCCGAAAGAGTGATAGAAGTTGTGCCGCCATTTGCCTTAATGTCGTTACCACCAACTGTGAGGTCACCAACAAGAGTAACGTCGTTTGTAAGAGCAACCGTTACGGCAGCATCTTCAGAACCTGAACCTGTGATAGTAACTTGGTTTGCAGTTCCAGCAACAGTAGCAACATAGTTACCAGTTGTGTCGGTTCCAAGAGCAACTGAGTTAGCAGCAATCGAAACAACACCACCTTCAGTTACTGTAATGTCTCCTGAAAGACCAGCATAGATGTAATCGCCAAGATTTTCAGCAGTTACTTTACGGTTTGCAGTCGCAGATGCATCATAAACGAGGAATTCGTCAGAATCAGCAAGAGTCTCTACTGCAGTAGTTCCGTTTACGTCAACAACAATACCTACTGAATTGTCTGAAATCGTTGTCTTGATACCAGCAGTACCAGCAAAAGTCAGAGTTCCACCAGTCGAGAAGGAATCCGTATTTGGAGTTCCTTGGTTGTCGCTGATTGTGAACGAACTGGAAGCAGGTGCCGAGAATGAAAGTACGCCTGAACCGTTTGTAGTAAGAATCTGACCGTCATCACCATCATTTGCAGGAAAGGTAAGTGTGTAATCCGCCGCAAGTGTATCTGGTGCCTTCAAAGTTACTTTGTTGGAACCATTGTTTGTTCCTTCAGCAAAAGTTGCTTTGCCACCAACTGTTGTTGTTGCGTCGATAAGACGAGCATCAATCTTGTCTGTGAAATACTTACCACCGACAGCATGAATTGCGGCAGATGCGCCTTCGATTGATTCGATGTAAAGTTTTGCACCAGCACCGTTACCAGATGCGTCTTGTGCGTATGCCATTTCCCCTTCTAGAAGAGCCGCTGTTGTTGGAGCAGTTGAACCTGAGCTTCTTTTAATTTGAATAATTGTAGCCATATTGCCAGTTTCCTTTTTTGGATATTATTTGGTTAGTATTTAAAATGTTCCGCCGTCTATTATTCCCAAATTCAATTCTGAAGCAGGATCTACTGCCTCCCACTTGTTAGTGGTATCATTATATGCAAGGGTCCAACCATCCTGTACTGCGTCAGTATCAACATCACTTAGCGTTTCTAGTGTAACTACTTTCTTACTTACTATACTCGTATTTATAGAATTTGAAATTCCTACTGATACTTTAGGTGTAGATTTATTACCAACTGAGACGTTTATTGTCATCTTGTCACCTCTGGGTTTATTACAACAATGCCTTCTAGAACACGAACTGTTTCTACGTTGCTTGTAATTTCAATATCATACACATAACGACCAGATGAAATTGCGCTTGTTTGATTTGCAGTCAATGAAATTGTTAAGATTCCATCTAAAGGTGTTGTCTTTGCTGTTGTAAAATTTATCGCAGTAGCACTTTGGTATGACTTGCGCATCTGTGATGTAACAGTATAATTTGTCAAATCCATACCTTCGCCATATTGATCTGACACCGTTATCGCCAAAGAAAACGTGGTTCCTTGGTCGATATATAGATTTTGAATTGCAGCCATGGAGAACCCTTATAAATTATTCTGTAC